GTCCTCCGAGCCTTCCGATGCGAGGTGGATTGCCATGCCCGCCTTGACCCAGTCGTCATGTCCTGCAGGGTCGATGAAGGCGAGTGCCTGGGAGACGATGCCGCGGTCCTTCGCCCACTTCTCAGGCGTCGCCACCGGCAGCGGCGGCAGTGGGCGGGTATCAATCTGACGGCGATCGACAAGGCCTGCGGGAAGCGCTGCGACCTCGCCCGTGGTCACGGCACCATGCGCCGGCCACCAGACGATGTACCCGCCCTCGGCGCGGATGTCGATGCCGATGCACTTGCGCTCGCCGAGCTGCACATTGACGCCGGAGGTGAAGGTCTGCCCGGGCGGCGCCTTGAAAAGGTAGTGGCGGCCGCCTGAGAGCGTGCCGTGGGTGCGGGTGCCGACCAGTCGATCGGCGTGCTCGGCTATCCACTCCTGCGCGACGGCGTCGGCTTTGTGGGCGTCATAGTCGATGACGACGAGACCGGTCTTGCTCCCCGTAGGCACGCCGACGAGCGCATCCGGCCACCGTCGCCACCAGGCGCGGATCTGGTCGGCGTCCTGCGTGGCATCGTGGAACCCGCGCTCGGTGAGCGGGCTCTTCGGCTTGCGTAGGCGCGTGCGACCATCGACGACGACCTCCTCGGCGCTGCGGCGGCACGGGAACACGGGCACCTTCGATGCGAGGCGGACGATGGCCTCGACGGGAGTGATGCCGGCGACGAGTTGCTCGGACATATTTAGGCTGCCTCTTTGCGCCACGATTTAGATCCCGCCCGCTGCTTCATGATCAGAAGATGTGCCGCATTACTGTGAAGCTTGATGCCTTGGCTGTTCACGCGGATGACCACTTGGCCGCCCAATGCGAAGAAAAACTCGTCTGATTTGTATTTGTTGAACATCAACGCGCCTACTGAAAACTGACCTGCAGCAAGCATCGCGCCGGGCACGCGAAAATCCCAATGCAACTCTCTAGCCGATGCCCCATAAAAAGGCGCGACAAAAGCGGGACGCTGCACAGTGGCAGCATAGTGAGCTGCCTGCGCTATCCCATCGGTTAAATTGGAAAGTTGGTTTCCGAATTTAAAGCGCTTAACCTCAATGCAAATCGGTATATCTAGCCCGTTCAACCGTATGCCGATATCTGGCCGCAGACCGCCATTTAGGACAGGCTGGAGCACAAAGCTGCTGCAGTGCGGCTCTAACCGTTGCCGCACAAATTGCACGGCGTCCGCCTCTGACGAAAACGGCATGGTTTCCAAAGCCATCAACGCAGCCCCTTAGCCTTCTCAAGCGCCGCGATTTCCTCTGCGCTGCGATTGGCGTTGCGCTGCTTAACGAGCTCCGTTAAACGCTCGAGGTAGTGCTTCTTCAAGAGCTGCGTCGGCGCCGACTGAATCCGCAAATGCGTTTCGTCGATGGCGAGGTCAAGTGGTGAGCGGCTCATTTTTTGCGCCTCCGGTTTTGTTTCATGACGGTTCTCTGGAACAACGAGTCGAGCTTGATGGCGGCATCGCCGCGCGGCGATTTGCTGCGTCCGGCCTCCAGATCGCAGACGGACTGCGCGGTGAGGCCGATTTCGCGCCCGATGGCGGCGAGGGTAAATCCTACGGTGCGCAGTGCGCCGATGCGGTCTTGCCAAGTGATCATGCCGGGAAGGGTAGCCCGTCCGCTTGGCGGTCGTCAATCGGCAATCCGTAAATATATTTTCGCTGACCTGTTGACACTGGTACGGAGTGCCGTATCTTATGTTCATCCCCGGCGCAGTGTCGGGGCCTGTTGGAGGACAGACATGACTGCTTTGAAGTACGGACAGATGACCTTGACAGTGGAGACGGTCACCCCAGCCGCGGCGGCGCGATGGCTGGAAAAGAACACCAACAACCGCCCGCTGAGAAAGTCGTTCGTCGCGCAGTACGCGCGCGACATGGAGGGTGGCAACTGGCACATGAAGCCCGTTGCGATCTGCTTCGATGAGGATGGCGTCCTGGGCAACGGGCAGCACACCCTGCGCGCCATCGTCCAGTCTGGGCGGCCTCAAGAGCTGTTGATTGCCAGAAACGTGACCCGCAAGTCGATTGCGTTCATGGATGTCGGCCTGCGGCGGTCGGTGGCGGATGTTTCGCATTTCGTTGGTTCTGACTTCGAGTCTCGGACCGTTTCGGTGGTCCGCATCATGGCGTTTGGCGTGGGAGGGCCGCGCCGGTCGTTCGACGAGCTGTTCGACGCTTATCTGCAGCACAAGTATGTCGTGGATTTTGTGCTAGAAGGGCGTCGGAGGGCGGTCTGCTATTCCGCCCCCGTGCTGGCAGTCTGCGCGCGGGCTTTGTATAGGTGGGAGAGCCCTAAGATTGTTCGGTTTCTGGACATCTTGCAGTCTGGGGTCGTGACAGACGCCTCGGAATCGGCTGCTGTTCGCTTGCGTGACTTCTTGCGTAGTAGGAATTCAAGCGGCCTCGCGGCCACCTTCGAAGCGTATCGCAAGACGCAATCGGCCTTGGATTCGTTCTTGCGCGGGGTCCCGATGACAAAAGTCTATGGGACCGCCGAGGAGTTGTTCCCGCTCCCCGAGAACACAGTCGGCGCGTTCGGACTGGTGGCCGCATGAGCGCCGCCTTTGACTGGGGCGTACTGCTCGCCGTCTGGTTTGGCATCTTTGGCGTGGGCGCTTGCGGCCTTGCGGTCTACGAGTGGCGTTTGCGCCGCCGCAACCGCGACCTGCTCCCGCCGCCGGGTGGCCGCGCGCGGATCTACCGCGCCGACCCGCCGTCGGTCAGCCGCTGGGGCAGCACGCGATGATCTATGAGCAATTCGTAGCGGCAAAGCGGCGATCTGAGGTCGCCACTGGGCATATGCCAGGCAATCTAAGCGAGCACCTTTTCGATTTCCAACACGCCATCGTGTCGTGGGCGGTGCGGCGCGGTCGAGCTGCCATTTTTGCTGACACTGGCCTCGGCAAGACGCTGATGCAGCTTGCGTGGGCTGATGAAGTTGCGCGGCACACTGGAAGCCCGGTGATGATACTGGCACCGTTGGCGGTATCTGAGCAGACGATTGCGCAGGGCTTGGCATTTGGCATTGTTGTCGAACGCCATACCGGGGCGCAGGTCTTCGGGCCGCACGTTTACATTACTAACTACGAAAGAATTGATGCCGTCGATTTTTCTGAGCTAGGCGGACTTGTCTTGGACGAGTCAAGCATCCTCAAGGCGCACGATGGCAAGACTCGCGCGAAGATTATCGGAGCTGCTCAGGGTGTTCCGTATCGGCTTAGCTGCACGGCCACGCCAAGCCCGAACGATTTCGAGGAGCTAGGCAATCAATGCGAGTTTCTCGGAGTGATGACACGCACCGAGATGCTGGCGACTTATTTTGTCAACGATACCGGCGACACTGGCACATGGCGTTTAAAGGGATGGGGCGCGTCCAAGTTCTGGGAGTGGATGGGCACTTGGTCCGTCGTCCTTCGAAACCCCAGCGACATCGGATTCGATGGCTCGCGGTATCTGCTTGATGACCCGGAATATGTTGAGCACGTTGTCGAGACCGAGCCGCTGGGTGGGGATTTGTTCTCGCGCCCAGCGCAGACGCTTTCTGAGCGACGCCAGGCGCAGCGTGCAAGCATCGACGCGAGATGCAAGGCGCTGGCGGCCGTTGTCAATGCCAACGATGCGGAGCCCTGGCTGATCTGGTGCCACCTGAACGATGAGGCGGAGGCATTGGCATCGCTCATTCCGGGCGCTGTCAATGTGCAGGGCTCGGATACCGCTGAGTACAAGGCGGCTCAGATGCTGGCATTTTCCCGCGGCGAGCTGCGGGTATTGATCAGCAAACCCAAGATCTGCGGCTTCGGCATGAATTGGCAGCATTGCGCTCGCATGGCCTTTGTGGGACTGGACGACTCATTCGAGAAGTTCTACCAGGCCGTCCGCCGGTGCCACCGTTTCGGACAGACGCGGCGGGTCGTCGTGCATCTGTTCACAGCAGAGAATGAAGGGCAGATTCTGGCGAACCTTAAGCGCAAGGAGTCGCAGCACCACGAGATGAGCGCCAATATGATCGAGCACATGAGGGACATCATGAACAGAGAGCTTGCCGGCCAGCAGAACGTCGTCGAGGAATACCGCGAGGCGACGCATGAAGCCGACGGATTCACGGTCCATCTTGGAGACTGCGTGAAATGGGCGCGACGGATGCTTGACAACAGCGTCGATTATTCCGTCTTTTCTCCGCCGTTCGCTGATTTGTTCGTGTATTCCAACAGCGACCACGACATGGGGAATTGCCGCAACGACGCTGAGTTCGTGGCGCAGTTGCGCTACCTCATCGCTGAGCTGTATCGGATTTTGAAGCCAGGGCGAAACGTGAGCTTTCACTGCATGAATTTGCCGACCACTAAAATGAGGCAGGGCTTCATCGGGCTTCGCGACTTTCGCGGCGATCTAATCCGGGCATTTCAAGATGTCGGGTTTATCTACCATGCCGAGGTTTGCATCTGGAAAGACCCAGTCGTAGCGATGCAGCGCACCAAGGCGCTCGGGCTTCTGCACAAGACCATTCGTGAAAATGCCAGTATGTCGCGCATGGGCTTGCCAGACTATGTCGTCACGATGCGCAAGCCGGGCGACGCAGATCCGCGGGTAACGCATGGCGATGATCTCCCGGTGGCGTTGTGGCAGAGATACGCGAGCCCAATCTGGGATGACATCGACCAAGGGCGCACCCTCAACAAGCTGCCCGCGCGCGCCGAAAACGATGAAAAGCATATGTGTCCGCTGCAGCTAGATGTCATCGAGCGGTGCATTCACTTGTGGACCAGCCGTGGCGATGTGGTCTTTTCTCCATTTACCGGCATCGGCAGCGAAGGCTACTGCGCGGTAAAGATGGGCCGCCGATTTATTGGCATTGAGCTCAAGCCTCAGTACTGGGAGCTTGCCGTTCAAAACATCAGCGACGCGAAGAAAGACCAGCAGGATCTGTTTAGCATTTCGGAGGATGTATGACCCATCCAGACCAGCAACCGGCCAAAAAACCGGCCACCGACGACAACGCACCCCTGCGCCGATTCTGGGAGTCCGTCAATCGCGCCGTCACGACGCCGCAGAGTCACCTCGGCCCCATGACGCCCATTCACCTTGACGGCGTCAGCGTCGGCGAGCTCGCGACGGCGCTGCGCTTCTCCGGCCTCAGCGTCAGCAACGACGCCCAAGGCCGCCTCATCATCCACAAAGGAATCCGCCGATGACCTTCTCCC